TTAGCCCAAATACTTCGCCACTGCAGCGGCTGTTTGATATTTGTCATTGCCCGAGAGTAGCACTTCATTGGGATGCTTGGTTGTGGGTCCCCCGATAACAATTAACTGCTTAGCACTCATGGCCTCTGCAGGGACTGAACCAGCTGAACGCACGAATATGGCGCAGTTTCCATTCTTTGAAGCTACATCAACACCAGCCCAGAAATCATCCTTCGTGAACAATAAAACAGCTACTTTCAACACATCATTTCCTCCTTGCAGATCCTTTAATAATCTGTCCCAAGGAAATCCGGTTCCAGGACAATTCGCCTTATTAACAGAGTCAATTCGATAGTGGCCGATTATATTATCCCTTGTCACTGGTATGCCTAACGTCCCGACTAGCCACCGATGTAAAGCTAGTGTCGCTTGGTACTGCGCCTCCGGCATTACGTCCCCGCTGTATCCCTCATGTTCGATTGAAATTGTATAGTAATTCGGGTTGACCCCAGAGATAAGAAGAGGCCAAGCCGGTTTATTAACACCGCCATTGGCCCACGCTGGGTTTTTCAGGTCTACATATTGATGAATTTTGCCGTTCTTACCTACGCCGAAGTGCGAGCTTACTTTGCTGGCAGGATTTGCGAACCAGGAGTCTGTACCCGCCAAGGTCCCCGCCATGATGTGATCCACGATGGCTATGAATTTATAACCTTTGGTGGTGCTGAAATGCGGTGACCCCTTCCAGCTAATATTGGGTTTAGTATCCATAATGGACACCCCTTTCTAGTTATTTAATGAGCATGCTCCACAAAATACCGACGATATTTGATACTGCGATCACCAAAACGATCCCCTTTATAACTTCATAATTTTTGGTTGGTTTCTCTTTTATGGTTGTGACATCCATTGTTATTTCTTTCGTTGCTGCCTTTAAATCGGCTAAAGATTCAAGGATTTTTTCTACATTACTCTCAGTTCTTATATTGGATTTTTCTATCAACAACATATTGTGAGAATGGTCTTTACCGTTAGCTTTTAAATCCGCTATATCCATTTCAATCCGATTTAGTCTTACGCCCGTGCTGCTGCATTCGTCCACCTAATGTCCTCCCTTTTGCCAATACAGCTCGTGGGACTCACCTCATTTGTTGGGCTCACCTAATAGCTACTGTAAAAAGCCACCAGTACCACCACATGGTCAAAACCCCTTCCGCTGCTACCCATGTATATCTAAAAAGGGTGGCATAAAAATAACACCCTTTACGGCGTCTGCTCGATAAGCGCTTGAACTTCTGCCCTGTATTTAGCTGGGACTTGCTCGAGGGTTCGTCTGCCATCTTTAATCAATTTGCAATACATTTCTGCCATAACTACACCGTCCCTTTCGCCAACATATCTTCATACATCGTCGCTAATACCTCCATGAGGATTAATTGATTATCGCTTATGTCTTGGATCGTTGGCTGACTGCGAGGTGGACTTATAGGGGTTGGATCATCCATAAAATGTCCATTGCCTTGCTTAATTTGTCCAACTTCCCCTAAATCTGTAATAATGTCATTCGGTTGCAAGATGTATTTCGAGCCTACGTTTTTGGCTCCGACCACAATATTTGCCGAATCTAATGTAATGACCCTCATAGTTAGCTGCCTCCTTAATTAAATTCAATGACCTGCCATCTTATAGTTAGGTTATTTGAGTTATTTTGGGCTACAGATATCGTCGTCGCATTACTCAAAGCAAAACTTGGAAATGCCCCTGCCACATATGTGCCAGTATCTGTCGTTGTAAAACTGGCAAACACGACCGATTTTAAGGGGTCCACACTACTAATGCCGATGGTGGCGGCTGTTAAATTAGTGGTATTAGACCCCCTTTGAACACTTTTAACATTGTTGAACTCGATGACTGTCCACGCAACGATGGAATAATTGAGTGCTGCGGTATTAACATAAAACGCTACATTTGTAGCTGTGGTTAATGCTCCTGCCACGACAATAACGTTAGCGTATTGATTATTCCGCCCGTGAATCGATAACATTAACACTGATTTTGTTAAGTCAATCGCTGATATACCCACATTGACGGTGGTTGCATTGACGGTGGTTGAACCCCTTTGGATACTCTTAACATTGCTCGGAAGCACGTCCACTTTTCCACTTGTAAGCGCTCCATCGTAATAACCCTGCGGAATTGCTTGAACTACTGTGCTTGGGGTGATTACGGTTGCACTACCTACTTTCGTAGGCATCGTTCCTACAATATCTCCTGCGTCCGTGCTTGCTGTTTTCCCAGAGAGAAGGTCCGGCGCAGTTGCATTACCAGAACCACCTTCACCCTGTAGTATAAAATTTGTGCCATCATACCTCAGCGTGTAAATTCCTGTTGCTTTTAGATTGGTGACATCGCTTCCATTGGGTTTTTTAAGTCCCTTAGCACCTTTTCCATTCCAGTTAAGCGTTGAGGCTCCTGTACTATCGACATTGAATTTTACGCATACCGCCATGCCTGCCGTGAGTGTGGTTATCGACGGAGCTGCTATTGCATACGTGTTCGCTGCTCCTGTTGCTGTCCCGGCGTATGGAACTTGTAGCGTGTAATCCATGAAATGCGCAGCGGCATCGTCATATAAGGCTACGCCGCCCACAGCCCCTTTTTGAGATGAAGGTATCGCATTCGTTGCCAGTGTTCCTTGCGCTGCAGTGGCATATGCGGTGGACGCTGTGTAGGCCGCTGTACCGAGTCCAAGGATTGTTTTAACCTCTGCCAGCGTTTTCTTAACGAACACTCCAGCTCCCGAAGAAATTATAAAGTCACTGACAGCCGTAGCGAGAGAGTGGGATATTCTTTTGTCGAGTTCTACTTTTAACCCGGCAGTGTGCACCGCCCTTGTGTTATCCGTTCCCGTCGTTGTCTCCGCTGCAGTCGCCAGTTCGACGTGGCCCTTGACTGTTTCTGAAGCATTTGTCGCTAGGTGTGTCGATAGATCGTCCTGCTTTGCTACCCCGCCAACAGTCCCAAGCTGCGAAGTTTGTAGTGCTGAGTCAGCCTTTGTGCCTTGTGCCGATGTTGCTGCGCCGATGTCACTTGGGTCCAAGACAACGACCCCTGTTTTACTATTAACGCTGGAGACTGGAGCAGTGAAAGTCGGTACACTTATAACTCCTACACCATCCACATTAATACCTGAACCGATCTTAACGACCCCTTTGGTTGCTGCGCTGGCCGGCCCAGTAGTGGCATCAATTTTATCCCAGTTATCGTTAAGCATGGTTTGGATGTTAAAGGTATCAAGCCCATCAGTCGCGGGGTCTTTTTTCAAGAGTCCAAGATTCGGAGTATTCGTCGCCATTACACACCTCCCGCGAATTTATTAAGCGTTGTCAACTGTAGCTCATCGATCGTCATTACTTGGTCAATGTCACGTATGAGATGAAATGAAAACAAATAATCCAACCATAAATAAGCTGGTTTGATTTGCTCTACTGCTATTCTCAAGTCCATAAGATTAGGGGGAATACCTAAGACACTGTTGAATTTTACATGAATGGTTCCGTCAAAGGTTACCTGAACATCCCCATTCGTGAAGGCATCACAGACGGTCTTTATTAGAGCCGCATCTAACTTACCACTCCCGCGCCACTTAGATTTTATGACGCTCCTCCGGTAACTCAGAAGCTTGGTATAATCCGTTGCAATCCCTAGCTCCAACTCATAAATGTCTAAAGCCCAAGTTGCGGTGTCCACATCAAATTGAGCTAAGATGTCGGCAAGTTTGACATCTAGGCTCTCTAATTCTTGGCCTTGGGCATTTAACAGGTCTGAAAACAGTTGGGTATTGCTCAGAAACGGTGGTAAATAACTCTTTAGATTACTCAATGTTAACCACCCCCAAAACCGGGGCCTCCGTTAGTTCCGCTGTATAACTTAACGGGATATTTGAAGTACCAGCATTAATGGTCAAGTCCGAATAATCGAGTATGCCAGCACTGTCCAAGATAGTGGCCCCTAGTTTAGCGTAGCTGACTGTGCCTTCCTTATAGGTGATCGATTTAAAGTGAGTGACTAGGTTCGTTCGCACATTAGTTATCCTTTGATTTTCCGTATAGTTAGCATCCTTCACCGCAATAAAACCAACGTTAATGATCTTTTCAGAGGCACCTTCTACAGTCGTGAAAGCCCCAAAAGGAGCCACGCCAAGCCCAAGGCCCGTTACGCCGGGGTCCATATAGTTCTGCGCCCCAGCTAGGAAGTCAGCACTCGGCGTCTGCTTGTTAGCGTCGATGATGACAAGTTTTACAGTGTTGTTACCAGCCCAAGTGGGGTAGACTCTAACATCGCCGACACCCTCATAATTCTTGATGAGGGCTGTAAACTGAGCAATATTTCCTCCGGTCGCTGGTTTTTGAATGTAATCATAATATCTCTGCAAGAGGGACGCATCGCTTTCGGCGTCGAAGCCATCCTGTGTCGGTTCGGAATTTGTTACACTCACCAAGCCCTGTAACGCGACAGGAAATTGAGTTAGTTGGTTAGCCGGGACCATGCCACTAGCCCCGGCAACAACTGCCTGTACGTCAATAGTTTCTGTAACATCTACGGTTTGCTGCACTAACGACTTAAACCGAATCCCACCCGACGTTTGGACTAAATCACCGACACTAATGGTTCCATTTCCAGTGATGGTGACGGTAGTCTTTGCGTAAGTTGCAGCCTTTCTTGTTAATCCAGTTCGTTGCTGGATTCTAGTAGCGAGTTCATCGCCACTCAGGTTAGATATTTCAATCTTGCTTGCCACTTCGTCAAGGTTTGCTTCTTGCTGGGCTATTTCATGACTTATAGGAGAAAGTGCGTCATAAATTAAAGAACCCTCTGACTTATCTAGTTCAGAGGAAACAGTTCCGAGCATCCTGTTTAAGATAACTGTACTTGTCTCTCTATACACTGACACTCACCTCACCATAGACGGTTGTTACTGTAAAGCTAACATCAGTCTTGCTTCCGTCGATCGTTATATCGATAGTTTTAACGCCCGTTATATAAACATTAACCAGCAACGACTCTTTCAGATAACGTTCAAGCTCGGCTTTCAAAGCCCCGGTTGAGAATCCTTGGTTAATTAACGAATCAAGCTCATGACCATACTTTGAGGTGTAGGCCCGATACCTGTATTTCTTAGTCTGTAGGGCCTTCCACACCCACACCTTGATTGCTTCCTTACCTGTTACGATGGCGTTTTTCCCATCCACGAGCAGGAAGTCATTGTTTTCAAAATCCCACGCATACTCTTTAACGAGTGGTAATTCACTGGGGGTTATTACTGTAGAGTCAATAAGGTTAGTAACGTTGATGACCTCTGACGGAAAGATACTCATACGCTCACGACCCTTGCCAGTACGATATAGGTCTGTTCATCGAGCGTCGGGATCAAGGCGACCAAATTATCTGCCATAAGCCAATCTGTACCTTGCAGTAGATGATCCGCGACCAATAGGTTATCTTTACCGATTTGCAGGTCTCTGAGCTTAATGGTTAAAGGATCCGGCGAAACAACCACTCCTACCTGAACGTAAGGGGTATTGAACTTCGCCCCTTGCGTTCTCATATGGTTGATGATCGCGCTATATGGGTTCTTCATGGCATCACCTCATTCGTTTCCAAAACTGAGACTTAAGGACATTGTATATCTGCCAGTGCCGGGTTCCCATGTGTGGGTATCCCCATCAATGGACATCAGCGCATTTTGAAGAATATCAACATAAACGATTTCGGTGTTGACTGCATACCCTGTACGGCAGTTCCAATTCCCTAAAGCCGGAATGGTCACGGATCGCTTTACGCCAGTAAGCATTCCTTTGGCAACTGCGCTACTATCCTTGTCGACTTCTTGGGTGTAGTTGTCTTGCAATAGGCCATACTCGTCCATCCAACTGGCGTTACTTACTTCCCCGGCGTAATTGTTTTTATTGTCATAGATTTTCACTTTGTTGACCATTCCTTCAAGGGAATCTCGGTAGCTGGTGCTAAGGAGGTTATTACCCGCGCCGTCAAGCCTAGATCGCAACGTATAATCCACAACGATCTGCCCCTTTTCGATCACGCACAGCTTTGTACCATCCATCACCGGAAAGTATCGTTTTCCGTTTGTTTTCGACGCTTGAGTGTACAATTCCATAATGGCTTCATAGCCTGTCTTTTGTGCTATGAGCCTATTCACCTTAAGCCCAGTACTCGCAATGGTTCCTACCTCCACCCCTAGTTCAGAACATATTTTCTTTGTGGCATCTTCCGGGGTAATGTTCACAAAGTTGTATGTCACCTTGGATTTCGTAAGATATATAAGATAATCGTACGCGACAAAGGGCAGTTCTTCGGAGGCTGAATTAATCTCCCGGTCCCAAGCTACGCCTCTAAATATCTCTTTTCCGTCCAACAGGAGCCAGACCTTAGTTCCCGGCCCGATTTGTGTCCGGGGTTGGTTCCTGTCCCAAATCGGGTAGGCGAGTGTGATGTCTAATTTCCTCGCGGCTTGGGCTTTGTCCCCTGAGCAGCTTATGCTCTTAACAACCTTGGTTATATCCCTCACGACCCCGTTGTACAAACTGTAAAGTGTAATCATAGTACTATCGTCCTGTACTCTTTAAGTGCCAAACTGAAATAGACGTCGCCTGTGCCGTCCCGCACCCCGTACTCAAAGGATTCAATTGTACATTCAGTGTTGATTGCTCCCGGTACTATATACCGGATGGGCTTACCGCTGGCCATCCACTTTTCGATTAAGGCGGTGCAAACGTTCGGCTCAGGAAAGGTTTTGTACTGGCAAAAGCTATAACTACGTTTAGGGAAAAAGGATTCTAGAGAAGGTATCTCTGCCAGCTTTGGCTTGCCAATAAAACCAATCTCGCCTAAACCTTCAACCGTAACCGTGCTGTTATTTAACGATTTCTTAATTGAATAGTTCGGTGGAGGGACCGGAAGGCGTAGTGTTTCTGATCCTTGTATTAGCCAAAATTCCATGCCGTCCCTCCTTTACATATTCGCGGCAGCCGCGTCAAGTTTTAGCATGATCGCATTTGCAATTTTATGAACGTCTGCCTCTTCTCTTATGACTGTTCCGTTCAGGTTGACCACGACGTTCTTGCTGGAGCCCCCACCGTTGTATGGGTTTTGGCTTGCTGTTTCTATTCTCTCGCCCTTATGGAGTTTGGCGATGTAACCATCGAAAGGAACATAATTCAGGCCACTAGCGTGACTCCCATCCACACCCCGTGCGGAGCGCATACCCTCCGCGCTGCTGTTCTCCGAGGTGTTAAGGCTAACCCGCGCGACAAGGGGCATATTTACGCCTGGTATTTTATTGATCGTGTCGATGAGGTCGTTGATTAGACCGATGGCCCCGTTTACACCTGTCTTGAAAGCGTTCTCGATCGTTACCCATACTTCCGACGCTTTCGATTTAACGATGTCCCAGTTTTGGTACAAGGCTATTCCAGCGCCAATTAGTAAGCCGATGCCCACAATCACAAGCCCCATCGGATTTAAATTCATGGCGAAGTTCAAGGCTAATTGGGCGGCAGTGACCGCGATGGTTACCAGTTCCGTCGCAATCATCACTGCTTTATAGGCTCCAAAAGCAATGGCAATGCCTGTAATAAAGGGACCAAGGGTGGACCAGTTTGTTTTAAAGAAGTCATAGACACTTGTGGCCTTCTCCAATACCCCACCTAAGATATCTCTAACCATGGGGAGGCCGATGTCGGTCATCCATGATATAACCGGCTTGGCTAGTTCAAAGGCATCTACGAGATACTTTTTCAGGGTCGGGAGTTTACTTACTGCAAACCCGATCCCGTCAGCGATCTTAAGCCCGAATTTGTCCATTTGTGGGCTGTATTTATCAATCAAATCTATGATGGTCGTTAAGGTCGGTTTGAGCCTTTCAAGCATGGCCCTTCCCGTGTCCTGAACCTTAGAGCCTAGATTACCGGTGATCGTGCTCATCAAACCCGACCCGCTTTGAGATAGTTTTTCCGACCCGCCTTTAAAGTAAGGGTTTAACTTTTTACTAACGAGCGTCTGGTAGGCTGTCATGGTTTCCGCATTTGACATGTCGTCGTTTTTGCCTTTGCCTACAAACCCTTTGAATTCTTCTGCGCTGATCTTAAATCCGAATTCTTTCATTCTCTCAAACTCGCCGTTCTTGGCGTCTGCTAGGGCCTCCATCGAGTCGCTAATCGTCTTACCGGGGTTAAGCGCCGCCATATCTCCAGCGAGTTTCACTAAATCCATGGCCCCTGACGTGTCCCCGCCCATGACATTGACAGCCCTTGCACCTGCTCCTATAACCTCCGATGTTGAAAACGGTGTGGCATCCGCATTTTTTCTCAAGTCCTTTATATAACTGTCGCGCATATCCGTTATATCTGCGTCGCTTTTGCCTTGATTGTTCACCCCGATGAAATGTTTCATGGCGATTTCCTGCTGTTCAAGCATTGCCCCGCTTTTTAGTGCAACAACTGCTCCAGCCCCAGCGGCTGCCCCGACAACCAGGGGTACTGCTGCGGCAGTCCTCAAGGCGGCGAGTTTACTGCTGATGCCGCTGATAGCCCGGCTCGCGGTGTCTCGGATGCTGACCAAGGGAGCAATCGCTCGTCTGCCCAGCGCGTTTATCTCGTTGCGAATCCTTTGTCTTTCCCGCGCAGCATTGTCCCGTATTGCCACTTGAGTTACGATTCTAGATCTTAAGGGTTCAATGGCCGTCCGAATCCTTGAAATCGTCCGAGTGGCAGCCGTTGCATTTAACCGAACTTCCATCTGTTGTCGTAGGGTTCTCTGGGTGGCGGCGACGTCTTGTCTAAAGGCAGACTGTTCGCGCCTTACGCCTCGCAAAGTGGCACTCATATTATCTCTAAGTGTCAGTGTGGCCCCGATAACGTGCCCCGCCATGCTCTCACCTCACTAAAAAGCAAGGTCACTTACCAAAATAGACTAAGTGACCTTGCTTCCATTCTTGGGCTTTTTCTTCAAACACTAAGTTCATGCTGGCTGCTAGAAATATCTTCTCTTGACCCGATAACTTCAAAAGGTAGTCCAGAGTGAAGCCTTTCTGCAAGTAATAGTGCAGAAAGTACAGTCCCGGACTACCTTTTATTAGTTTTTTACTGCTTCGACGACACTGACAGAGTCTTTGCCATACCCCGCAAAGTCAACGATCTCTTTCGCAATTGAATCAATCTCCCCAGAATCCAGAATTTGATCCAGTACGTCATACCCGGTAACTCCGAAAGCGGCTTGCAGCTCCGTGTCCTTAAAACTTGGCTCAGTGACGCATTCATAAACCAAGAAGGAGTTCCCCTCGCCCTCACCGATCTCATAGGAGTCCAAGACGGTGGTGCGACTTGGCTTCATGATGGTAATAGTAGCGCCTAAAGATTTCACATAGAGCTCTCTTGTTTCAGTCTTTTTTGCTTTGATCTTGTCAGCATTCGAGATCAGCTCACTAAGGGTTAGTTTTTTCTTTGCTTCCATATTACGATCAGTTTCCTTCCTATACAATGTCAATTGTGTCGATAAAGTCTGCATCACTTGCGGTGAATCCGAATTTATACTCATCCTCACCCTTTTTGGACTGTTCAAACTGAATCAGTGTTAGTTCATCAAACCATACATTCCCGATCGACACCCGTTCGCTCTGCTTTCCCACAGTGTCAGGGTCTTTGAGTTTGCCGATGAGAGTGCTTCTTGGGTCCTCACCCTTTTTCCAGGCTTCGAGAATTTTCTTTTTCCCCCGGCTAAACACCTTTTTAACTTTGAGAGTTCCTTCACCCTTCAGGCCAACGAGCTTTGAGTCCTTATCCATGCCGATCGTTACATCTTCCCGTTCGGCGGTGACCTTTGCCTCAAAGGATTCTAATTCAAAGACCAGTTCTCCGTCCCACCACACTTGCCCCCAGGTGCCATTGACTTGATTATTCCCTCTAATTTTTGCCATGCTTTAGTCCTCCTACACGATCAACATTGAAAAGTCTAAGTCTTCCATAGCGTCAAGAGGGCTTCCACTTGCCCGGACAAAGACCTTGCTCCCTGTGTTGTACTCTTTAAGTTGAGCTGTTGTTAGCTTACTGGTATCGAGTCCGGTCGATTGGAGGAATAACTCTTGTGCATCCAAGTCGATCTCGGCCAGCGCAGTGAAGTTTGGGTCTAGGACTTCATCCGCTTGCAGACCCTTGAAATAGGCGTTGACCGCTGTTAGAAAGAGAACTTTGTTGTCATAGAAGTTGTTGACCTGCCCGACATATTCAGAATCAAAAGTGTCGCGGATATCCTCGCGCATAAGATCGATCGCTTCTAGGATTTTAATCTTCTTAAACTTGGCACCTTTGGCAACAGTTGTAGAAGTTAGACTGTTCACTCCTCGACCAATCTTGATGTGCTCACCGTCGTTGATTAAAATTAGCTTCCCTGCATCGATGTCGTCATCAGGTGTGGTTGTCTCACTGATACTCTCAACTTCGGGAAGAACGAAGTACGTGGAGCTTCGTGTGAATGGCAAACCTGCTAAAATACCTGCGATTCTAGCGCAATATTCGGCGGTTGTATAGGTTTCTCCGTCCACAAGGATATTGTCTGTTGTGAAATTGATGATTCCTTCATGGTCGGACGCACTGTTCGGTAATACAGCCTTAAACGTCTTTTTATCCGTATCCCTGCGTGATTTAATCCAAGTAGAGATGGTGGCAACATCCGCTGTAAGTATGCCGGGTATGGCGAGGTAGTTCCACTTCTTGTTGATTAACCTTGCTAGGGCAGCGCTATAATCTACAGCTTCTGCATCGATTCGTTCGACGATTACTTTGGTCGGTGAGCCAAGGAACGATTTTTGAATGTAATCGAGATTCACTGCCGTCCAGTCCAAGGGGTCGATTTGGGTAACGTCGGTATAGATTTTCGTGTCAAAGGTTTCCTTGGTGGAGTCTTTTAAGATCAGCGCAACAATCCCTCTGGCACTTCGAGCGATGGCCGTTACAGCGAGTGTCTGAAACCTGATATTGATTTGGGGTAACCCCATAGTTGACTACTCCTCCTTTAAATCTAGTTCTTGCATTAACTCGACTGTTTCTTCGGAATAACCTAGACTGTCGTCAAGCTCCGTTGACATGAGCCACTCGTCGTTGACTTCCACGACGTCTATATCCGTTAAGAATTCCAATTCAAACTTAAATTGCAAAACATTGTCGATGAGTTGGTGTCGCTTGCTTTTCAGGGTAATGACCCGATCCCCTATTTTTAGGACATTAAAGAATGCCGTGTTTAGCTGGTCCAGCATTTTCAGGTTTGCTAGGTCTGTCTTTTCCTCTGAAAAGTAATGGATGTTGACCGTCAGAAGTTTTTCTTCGTAGTCTATAGAGGGTGTATCGCTAATGGGCATCAATTGCACAAAAAAAGCAGGGGGTTTAAACCCGTTTAATTCCTCAGTGGCCACAGTCTTGATCGTGCTTACCTTTGTTTTCAAGACATCGATGACTGATCGTTTTATATCAACATATCCGATCATAGGTCTAATTCCTCCAAGGCTGTCGCTATAAAGGCACTTACTTCCCTTGCGAATTCGGACTCTTTTTTTATAACTGCCTTTTCAAGCATATGGACCCCCGGATAAAATCCATACTCCCCATATTGGTTGCTTATCCGGTGCCCATGTTCGTTTAAGTGGGAGAGGGGAGCGTTGTTTGTAACAGTCGATTCAACTAATCTTACAGACGAGCGCCTCTTACCCTTGGTCGCGGTTTTCCAATGAGCTTTCGTGAATCCTGTATCGTCGGGTGTGTCACGTTTAGCTTGAGTCTTTACATCATTAACCTGTTTCCGCATGAATTTTTTAGCTTCATTCGGGAACGTCTCATTAATGACCCGCATAAGATCTCGTTCAAACTCCGTTAGCCCGTTTAGTTCAAAACTACTCATTGTAGACACCTTCTTCTATGAGGGTGCAAAATAGGTGCGTTTCAATATTTTGCTCTTGGTCATTGACCACATGATTGATGTTGTAATTATTACCTTTATACACCACTCGCATGGTCGAATCGAGATCATTCCGATATCTAATAACGATTTCGTGAACGACGCTTTCGCTGTTCTTACCAGCCTGTACTTGTTCCTTTACAAGACTGGTTTCAAATTTGGCCCACAGTTTAATGTAGGTTTGCCACTGTTTTACTTCCTCGCCAACCTCATTCGGAGTCCTAATATAGTTTTGAATTTCGATTCTATTACGTAATTCTCCAATGTTCATAGACTCCCCCCGCCTAGACCATCACTATTTTTTCCTGGCTTAACAGGGCAGCTACTGCAAAGCTTATTTCGCCAGTTCTTAGCTCACTGACCGCCATTCTATTTTCATACCAGTGGCCGATCAGTAATAACATGGCCTGTTTCACTCTAGCTGGGACGGTCTCGGAGGTATCGCCGTATCCACACATAAACCTCACCACGACTGGGTCTAAGGGGTAAAGGTGTTCGTATGGGAAAGCTTTTCCAAAGGGAGGACAAACCCGCCCCAATATTCCGCGATGACTTACGACATAGTCGATCTCAGGAATTAACGTGGTTACGATTCCGGCTGCATTTTTATAAAAAATTTGTTCGATGGTTTGTAGTCTTCCCTTCGGAATCGTGATAGTGCGTAGCGGAAAACTCGGAAGGGCCATCTCCCATGTTTGAGTGATATACGCTCTGTTTTGATAGGTTTCACAATACTCTCTCGCTGCGATAATCAACGAGTTCACATAGGCATCGTCATCGTTGGTATCGAGTCTTAGATGAGCTCGTGCAACGGGTAGGCTCACTGGCTCTGCAGCAGGGGGTGTCATTAAGGTTAAGTTATAGTCCACTTTATCACCGCCCTAAACTAAAGGAACAGGTGTTACCCTGCTCCCTGAATACGAAATATGATTAAACTAAGACCGTACTTGGTACTTCGTTTATAAATCTTCCTTTGCTCAAGATCGCAACAACGCTGCCTGCGATTGCCCCAACGATGACCTCAGTCGACTTCAGTCGCACATAGCTATACCCCGTCAGTGCGAGAGATTGTTCTCGTACAAATACCTTATAGACTTTGTTGCTCGCAGCTGCGGTCGTGAATCCCGTCGCGGGAGCTTGGGTAATCGGGCCATAGGTATCGCCTGTAACACACTCTTGGAATAGGAAAGGAATCGCTGTGGTGAGTGTGGGAGTAGCATCGCTGCAAGCCTCGACCGTTATTGTGGCCGTTCCCACTGCGCCGACACCGCACTGAACGATAAAACAAGCGCTGCCCCATTGTTTCATATTAATCACTTTGGTTGGAACTGCTCCTCCAAAGACATTCGTTGCAGGGGACAAGACGTTTACTACATGGTTTAGTTCATCAATCATACGATCTGTTTCCTCCTCATGGTTTCTTAATTACTAGCGCGCAGCTAATGTAACGAATGGACTAAGGGTATTGCTTCCTTTAAAAGGTTGGAGTGTTGACTTCCAGATCGGCTGACCATCGACTCGGTAAATGAAACGGAAAACACTCTCATCGTAAAGGAACCGCACATGAATCGAAGATGCGGCGTTGAGTCCCCCTTTGTCGATCAACAGATACTGTGAAAGGTCCACCAAGGAGATATCGCCAAGAGATCCTACAGTGTTAGCTTGCTCAACTGGAATCACCGGACGACCGAACAGAGTGCTATATTGCGCTCCGGACACTCCGCCCGCTGGCATATACACTGGGATGCCTCCGGTGCCTACCGTAATTGTCATTTGGCTGAGTTGGGGCTCGACGTCTTGGTTAATTAACCACACTGCGTTTTGGCGGGATCTTCCCCAGCAGCGCGCCCACATGTTCAAGACGTTTTGTGTCACGATCGAACCGTTAGCTTGTCCAGCTTCTTTTGCGACGGTGACAAGTGCGCCACTTTTCATATAGCCAAGAGGTTGCCCTGCTCCGAGACCATTCATGATGACATCGTCCATCCGAAAGCCAAATTCCTCTGCGAACGCTTGACCAATGATAGATTCTAGGGCGGTACTATCTTGGAGAAGTTCATCGGTCGCGTAGCAAAGCCCGGTTAGTTTCTTGAGCTTTAAGCCAACTTTATTAAACTTCGGCTTTGATCCGATCAAGGCATCGGCTTCGTTTTCCCAGTACGATTGAATTCCACCCCAGCGTGATCCGTTGGCTCGGCTTGTTTCGTCGATTCCATTCGCTTCGAGTGAGTTCGACGTTGGACTGATCGGAATTTTACGACACTTTGATGCTAAGATACCTGTTTCGTAGGTTCTCTGGAGCAGCTCCTTGGCGAAATCCTCGCCTACAAGAAACCCTCCGTCGGATGGGACTGATTCTCCCATTCCTGAAGCAGCATTTTGCATGAGCAGTCGTGGGTCTGGGGCTACGCCTTGTTTGGACGCATTAAAGACAGCTGTAAGGAATTCACTGTTGTTCTTCCATAACACTTTTGTGTGGTCCTTTGGTTGCGCCCATAGGGGCTCGTTGACTGCTTTCTTTGCTTCGGCTGCAGCCTTAAGTTCCTCTGAATCCATCACATCCACTTGTTTTTGAACGTCAATTTTGGCATTGACCGCTTGAATTTCTGCAAGTACAGCGTTGATTTCATCGGTGGTCGCCGATTCCTTTGCCGTAATGCCTTGAGCTTTGGCCTTTAAGGCAGCTTTTAGGGCCAACAATCGTTCCATTTCATTCATCCTTGTGCCTCGCTTTCTATTTTTGGGCATAAAAAAAACCTTTAGAGTTCACACTCCAAGGCTAAAATCGCTTTTGCTTTTGCAACGTCTTGTGTTGTGTCTGGTTCGACTGGGTCGATCAACGGGATAGATGCGGGTGGATCGTCCTTTACCGCAATAAATCTAGGGGTGTTTCTATACTTGGCAAGGATTTCAAAGTCTCTAACGCTGGCGGCAATTGCTTTTTCTTCTCCCACCACATCACACAGTCCAAGATCTAGGCACTCTTGGGCTGTTAACCAAGTTTCCGCGTCAAGTAACGCAACAAGATCCTTTCGTTTCATGTCCAAGGCTTTAGTTAGGTAGGTTTCTTGGATGCTCTCACATACCTTGTCCAACGTGTCGGCCATAGCCCGCATCTCATGGGCGTTTCCGTAAACTCCACTCATGGGATGATGAATCATCATCATGGCGTTCGCTGGCATATGGATTGTGTCACCCGCCATAGCGATGACTGAGGCAATGCTAGCAGCCAGACCATCGATGTGCATATTTATCTTGGCCTTATGCCTTTTTAACTGTGAATAGATCGTTTGACCTGCAAAGACATCTCCGCCAGGGGAATTCATGTAAACGTTGAGGGTTGTTATGTCGCCTAGGGCATCGAGTTCTGCCTTGAATGACGTAGGGGTTATTTCGTTCCCATCGCTAAACCAGCCACCTTGTGAATCCGCAATCTCTCCATAAATGGTTAACTCGCCTGCATTGTCAGCCACTTCTTTGAATGCCCAGAACTTCTTTTTAGCTTTCACCTTTTTTGCCACTTTCTCACCTCCTTTCAAGGGCAAAACAAAAAGCACCCAGAAGGTGCTTAAGTTAAACAATATATAGCTACCAAACCACAAACCCTAGTATTCCTAATCATGTAATACTGGGGTCAGCTCGATTTGCCAGACTAAAATAATATCTTGCATTTATGCAAGTGTCGTATATAAACAATGGGTTAAGTCATTCATTCTAAAACTACTCTCGATTGACAATTCACCCTATAAATACCTGTATTAACAACTACTAAAGGTAGCACAATATAACATTAGAATAGAAACCGATATACTTAAATTTTAAGGAGAAGTGAAATATGAATAATCTTGAGGAATCTAATCAAGGTCAGGTTCAACAAGTTTCTTTTGCACCTGTTCAGCATAATTTAGCAAACATTATGCCAACGTCGTCAGAGATTGCATCTCTTTGGGTGAGTTACTTCGCAGAAAGTCAGTCAATTTGTTTCCTCAAAAGCTTTGTCGCTAATTCCAAAGACCCTGATATTCATTCTGTCTTACAACTTGCACTCGATGTCTCAAGCCAACGGGTAAAAAATATGAAGGATATCTATAGTTCGATTAATCATCCTATTCCCGAAGCTTTTAGCGATAAAGATGTAGATGTCAATGCTAGACAGTTATTCGCCGAATCATTTACATTGTCGTACACTAGACTTATGCATAGGTTTGTTTTAATCGATTATGCCAACGCTTTAACTATTTCTTCTCGTCCCGATTTTCGTAATTATTTCTTCGAATGTATAGATAAATCTCAAGAGATAGTCCAGAAAGCCACCGATATACTTTTAGCAAAAGGTCTTTCCATAAAACACCCCCACATTGTTATTCCAGACAGAGTGGATTTTGTACATGATAAAAAATATTTTGGCACAAATATAGGTATGCTTATTGGAGATAAGAGACCTTTAAATGCATTAGAAATTAGTCATATTTTCTCGACTATGGAAACGAAGAAATTACTAAGAATTTTAAATATTGGACTCAAACAAGTTGCTAAGTCTGAAAAGGTTAAGGACTATCTTGATGAAGCTCTTAGAATAGGAGATAAGCAATTAAAAGTTCTAGGTTCTCTCTTAGCGGACGTGGATATACCCCATCCTTCAGTGGCCGATATTTTAATTACAGGTTCTAAAGAATCTCCTATTAGTGATAAGCTAATTTTAAGCCATGTATCTGTAGTTACTGCGTTTATCATTGTTGAATACGGATTTGCCCTAATACATTCAGCTCGAATTGACTTGGGTGCAATATTCGGTGATTTTATTACTGAACTACTACGCTTTGCCAAGAATGGTGCGGATTTAATGATTGAAGCAGGATGGCTCGAAAGGATTCCAGAAACGATTAATCACGAAAAAGAATCAATGCAACATTAACTAGAAAATTTAGTCAGTTTACTCTTTCAACTACCAAAAAACGAACACCAATTCCATATTTTAGGATTCGTTATAATTGGTAATAATTTTATAGATCGAATCAACTATGGCTTTGGTTTGGTCGGCCACTTGGATTTTACCTGCCTCACCCATATTTAGGGGTTGAGTGTAAATGTCACCATTCGGTATAGCCGACATATTTTCAAGTTTGCGAATGTCGTTAACACTGAGCCAACCCCACTGCCTGCCTTGCGCATAAGCAGTTGCCCTGCTCACCGCATCGCCTCGAAGTAAGGCGTCGATTTTGAACTCTATATAGTACCCTGCAGCTCTTTGCTTATCAGTAAGGAGCTGCATATTTATGTTCTCTTCCCACCGTTTGAAGATCGGGAGCATAGTGTACATGACGAATTCGAGACTTTGATGTTCGATGTTATTATTGGTCGAGTGCCCAAGAAGTTGAATTAAGTGCTGTGGGACCCGGTAGATGCGGCAGATATCCTCGGCTTGAAACGACTTACTCTCTAACAATTGGGCATCGACCGGGTTGATCGTGTGGGGGGTGAATTTCATCCCACCCTCAAGAAGCATCGGGGTTCCCGTGCGCTTTAACCCTGAATAATTGTGCTTAAGCTCAATCTTGAGTCGGTTGAACGCTTCCTCTCCAAGTTCGCCTGGGATATCAAAGGAACCGGATGGGTTTGCGCCATTTCTATAAAAATTGACACCAAATTGCTCGTACGACATACCTAGACGGATCGCTGAAGACGCATATGAAATCGGTGAAAGGCCAACGATTCCATCAAGGCTCAGGTTTGGAACATGGAATATTTGATCCCTTGTCAGCTCCTTTTTGGAAATGCCATCCCGGATAGTGTAAATGAGTTTTTTGTTACTAGGGTTCCTCGAAATATCCACAAAGGCATGTTGGTAAGGATACAACCCTACGAGTTGCCCTTTTCCGTTAACGAGCCTCTCGCAGACTGAATTACCTCCTAGGTTCAGTGAGGTCATACACGCCTCTTTGAAATTGAACGGTGACATCTCTTCGTTCGGTTTATAGTGAAGGATGTCATATATGGCGAGGTCGTTGACGGCTTCGCGCTCACCCTTTTGATCCTTTCGGTAAAGCATAGCGGGCATACAGGCGAATGTCTCTGCGAGTACCTTGTTGCAAGCAAAAACCGCCGTGTATTTTAAGGCTGTGGATGGGTCCATCAAAGCATCTCCGTAGGATGGGTTGTCTAGGTCATCTCCGGTTATAAATGCTCTTATATAATCGTCCATGTTGTTCTTGAATAATAGCTTAACTTTTTCGGTGAACTTCACCCTATCACCCCCTCCCTAGAGCAAACTTCTCATCCCGCGTTTTTGGTAGATCGATAGTTCTTCGATGACTGCCGCGCGACAGTGTGCGTTAATTATTGCGGCGATTGGGTCAATTCTGTGGGTGGATTTTGACTTATCCAACATAAACGTTTCATTAGGAGCCATCTTAGTGATTGCGTTTCCCACCGCCCATGCTAGGACTGGGTTGTTATTGTGGACTAGATTTCCCTTGTATACTTCTTCCCGGAAATTCTTAGTGGGTTCTCCAAGTGACGGCATTCCCTGTCGGATGTCAACGCATGTATAGCCTTGATTGGTCATTTCCGTACCGAACATGTTAGCGTTCCATTTATCGTAGCAAAGCTCTTTGGGTATAAAGCCATACTCTTTGGCGGTGGAGTTGATGTACTCCATCACAAAGGCGTAGTCCACAACTTCGCCAGGGGTTAGAGTGATCCAGCCTTGATCCACCCACAAATCGTAGGGGACTTTATCCGTCGCTATCTTTTCTCGAAGTTTTTCCTCCGGCATGAAGGAATGGCACAATACATAATATTTACCCTCGATTTTAAACTCATGGGCTACGCTGGTTAGGTCTAATGTAGCCGACAAGTCAACGCCAATAATACAGTTTTTACCCCGCAGAATCTCTATGTCAAAGGCTTGTCCACATCGGTTCCACTTGCTTAGGTCCATGTACCCAAACTCTCGCATTTGTACCCAGCGGTTGACGGTCTTTGTTAGAAAGTCTCGCATCTTTTCAGGTGCTTCCAACGCTAGATCAAGCCTTCGCCGAATCGACTCAACGCCCTCGGGGTAGCTGCATACAATTGGGTTGGCTTTTGCCCAGACCGCTTCGTCTTTTATATCGTCGTCAGCATCGATCTCATTAACCATGACAAAATAATTGTTGTTTACATAAGGGTTGTCCGGGTCCAGTATGTGCGAAATAAGCTTATATTCAACCGAGTAGCACGGATGGGCTAGGTCAAATCCGGCGGTGGTTATGATCATCAATAAGGGTTGAGGCCTTGCAACCATACCGCTGTCAATGATGTCATACATCTCACTGGTTTTATGTGCGTGATATTCGTCAATGACCCCGCATTGAGGGTTCAGGCCGTCTCCGGTTTTCTCATCCTCTTTGCTGAGTGCGTCCATGATGGACCCCGTCTTTAGGTGTTTGATCTGACCATAGGCTATTTTGAATTTTCCTTTCAAGTCGGGGCATCCCAGGAGCATGGCTTCGGTTTCTTCCCAGACAATCCGGGCTTGCTTTCGTTTGGTCGCTGTGCAATATACCTCGGAAGTTCCTTCCCCAAGGGCCATCAGCTCGTAGCTTCCCACGCAGGCTAAAGATTGTGATTTGGCGTTTTTACGGCCAACTTGCCAGTAAGCTTTACTGAATCGTCGGTAGCGGGTGTCTTTATGAATCCAGCCGTAGATGTTTCCAAACACAAACTTTTGAATGATGTGCGGTTCAATGTTTTGGCCTTTAAGGACCCCTTTGCGGTGCTTGAAGAGTCTCATCCAATCAAGGAATCGTTCAGCGTTTTCCTCGACAAAAACAAAAGGGAACCTTTCGGTCCCTTGGTTGGCTATATCGTTCAAGAATCTTTGACAGGCCCATTGATGCTTTTTGCAAGAGATTATTTCGCCGGATAGAACGGCCTCAGAATACTCGATGAGTTCTACCGTGAGTGACATTATACTGCACCAAATTTCCTCTCAAACTCCGTTGGTGGCTTGGCGATCTCTTTAGGAGCAGCCAATTTCAGTCTTGCCGCAGGCGTCAATCCAAACTCTGTGCAGTATCGTTTATAGACGTCACTGTATTTATTCGATAGCGCAACATATGGGTTGGGTACAATGTTTTTATTCCCGCCCTTGTTTGTGTACGTCACCAACATCCCATGTTTCTCAATTTCAAGATTCGCTTTTATATATTTAGAAAGCGCATCGCAGCAAATCGCAAGCGCACCCACGTCAACATTGGTTAATAGGTTAAGTGTTTGGAGTTCGGCGCTTAACAACGCCCAGTGTTTTTTTGCCTCTGCATCAAGCCAATCCGGACAATCGACTTTGTCCATGTTAGGGCGGTATTTATCTTCGAGTTTCTTTCGAGCTTCGATCTCTGCTTTAGTTAGGTGTTTCTTTCCATCCAATACAACCACATCGATCGGCTTTGGTGGCCTACCTGCCATTGATTTCCCTCCTTCCGTACCCCCTCGGGGTTTAATTAAGGGATATTTTTACAAGCTAAGGGGCACCTCGGTCCTGCTTTTTGATGTTGTAGAGAATTTATGCCCCCCTGGTAAGGTATGGATATTGGCCACTCTTCCTTGAGTTACAAATAAAATGAGCGAGCTGCACATTTTCTCTTTCGTGCGTCCCGCCCTTTACCAAGGGTATTATATGATCGAGTGTTGGACTCATTAGGTGTGGGTGTGGTAACATAGCGTCCACCTTCTCACCACAGATTTGGCAGCACCAATTGTCCCTCTCGAATATTTCTATACTATTAAAACTCTCTATCTTGACCCCTCTCAACCTAGCCCTACGAGTTTGGTTATCCCGTTTGTGTCTGAGTCTTGCCGATGGGGTATGCCTTTGGTTTCTCTCAGAGCATTTATCAGAACAAAACACCCTTCGGCTTGCATACAAATTTGTGGTAAATGTATCCCCACACTCCTTGCAATTCTTAGTGATGAATTCATTAACCACATCAGCCGCTTTCTTTGATGTCCAATATTCCCTATGCTTACGTCGGACTAACTCTTTCTTACAGCCTTCGGAGCAATACCTTTTGTCTGGTCTGCCTTCAAATTCTTTACCACAAACTGCACACGTTACCTTCGGTCTGACTTTTGGTTTTGCTTTTTTATCGGCATAAGAACATTCTCTTGAACAATACGTCTTTCTATCTTTAGTCTTAGGGTGATATTCCTTGCCGCAATATTTACAAGTGTAAACGGTGTTAATCAGACCCTTTGGCTCTCTTACCCTATTTTTAGATCTCCACTTTTCCTTGCATGTGTTGGAACAGTACACCTGTGTTTTTCTTTTGGACTCAAACTCCCCTTCGCAATTTTTGCAGTTCATATACTGTACCCCCAAATTTAGGTATAAGAAAAAGCACAGTGGAGTTCTGTGCTTGTCGAGAGCTATATAAAATTTACTCTCCCTTTGCTGTTCGTTTGTTATGATGAAATTTGCATAAACCCATGAGGTTATTCTTAACCAGCCGTAGCTCCGGGTGCTCTCGTATCTTCTTGATGTGGTGAACTTCTTGTGTGGGGGTTAACTTTTCCTCAAGTAGACAGTCGTGGCACAAAGGATTCTCCCAAAGAAAGACCTTTCGCAGCTTTTCCCAGGCCTTATCGTAACCGCGCTGCCTAGCCGATCCACGCTGCCTGTCATACTCACTGACAGTGTGTTTGTGTTCATCGCAGTAACCGTTAGCGTCCCTTGTTAGTTGGAGGCAGCCAAGCTGCTTGCAGGGCCTAAGTGCTCTCGCTGGCATACTTACTCACCCACATCTTGGTAGGATATCGTCTTCCCATCCCTTAATAAAAAAACACCAGCATTGCTGCCAGCGCTTTCAATATATCGTTTTACTATAACGTCTACATATTTCTCGTCTAACTCCATCGAGTGACACACTCTTTCTGTCTGCTCAGCTGCGAGAATCGTTGTCCCGGAGCCACCAAACAAGTCGAGTACTAGATCGCCTTTATGACTTGAGTTAAGGATCGACTTTGCTACCAGTGCGATTGGTTTCATGGTTGGATGCTCCTCCGATCGCTTCGGCCTTGGGATGTCCCAGACGTCGGTCTGCTTTCTATCCACGAGAGGACAAAGCCTGGAGCTACCTTCCAGCCAGCCGTACCATATCGGTTCGTACTGCGTGTGATAGTCTTTCCGAGATAAGACTAAGGAATCCTTTTTCCAAATGACTGTACTCGACCAGTGATAGCCCTCGTCGGTCAGAACATTCATTAGGCTGCCCCATTCCTGCGCACTCATGACCACGTAGGTCATGCAGCCCGGTTCGCTTACAGCTTTCATGGCACTGAAGGTTTTCTCCATGAATTCCTTGAATTGATCGGTTGGCATACTATCATTTAGGATCGAGCGTGACTTCCAACTTGGGTGATTGGTACTCGAACCATAGTCAACATTCCAAGGCGGGTCCGTGAAAACGTGCCGAGCCTTTTTGCCGTTCATAAGAACTCCCACATCTTCATGTGACGTGCTATCCCCGCACATCAGTCGGTGCTTCCCGAGGAGCCAAACGTCGCCGCGTTTACTCATTGGTGTCTTAATATCCGCCAGTGCCTTATCCGCGTCGAAGTCGTCTTCTTCAACGTCTTCACTCGTAGGGTCAGAATCAACATTCAATTCACTTAGATCAAAACCCGTGAGAGAAACATCAAAGCCGCTGTCGCTGAGGTCTTTTAACAGGTCCTCTAAAAGTGGAGCGTCCCAATCGCCGGATACCTTATTGAGCGCTATATTTAGAGCCTTTTCTTTTTGCACATCCATATCCACCAAAACACAGTCAATTTCTGTCGCGCCCTGTTCAGTTAAAATTTTGTATCGTTGATGTCCACCTACGATGTTTCCGGTTCGCTTATTCCAAATAACTGGCTCAACGTACCCAAACTCTTCAATGCTCCGACGGAGTTTCTCATACTCTGCGTCACCAGGCTTAAGGTCTTTGCGGGGATTGTATTTTGCCGCCATTAATTGTTCTGCGGGTATTTTCTGTATGTCCATTTTTTCCTCCTTAACGTAAAAAAACGCTGATTGAATCGTGTAGAAATAGTAATACTAAAGCTGTAAAGTAAACCTTGTTTCAATACCCCCATGAGTTCTCTGTGAAAATCATTTAAAAATAACCACTCGGGCGGGAGGTTAAAACTGTGGAAAATATAAGATGTGACAATATTGTAGATGAATCCAATAGCCTACAGAACCCACAAGATTCGATTTCATTTACCGAACTTTTTACAACTGAATTTATGAAACTGTATACACAGTATGAATCCATCGAAGATCTACTATCATCCGGTGGATTTGAAGTTAATTCGGAAGAGGATTACGAGGCGATCTCAGATGAAGACATTGATGCTCATGTGTCGAAGACTACCAATTTCAGTTCTTGGAGAGAAATGCTTACCGAAGCCGTAGATGCCTATACTGATTTTGAACATTAAACACTACTGTTTGCTTAGTTATTAAATTTGTCTAAAGAGGCCCTTGAACGCCTTTGTTTTCACGCATCATACGGTCATATTTTTCAAACTCCATGGTTTCCTCATAGAGTATTATTTTCTCATCCTTGCACCGGGTTCCGTTCCAACGTATGCAGTTAACACAGCTCACGAGGAACCCCACTTCGGTTGCTTTAAAACGTCGGCATTTACTCATAATTGCCCTCCTAATAGCAAAAGGTCTCAGCCATCATCTCAAAAAAGGAACGCGACCCGAAGGCCGCGCTTTATAGAAAAAGAGAGAGGAGATCGGAAATACAAAAGGCCCTCGGACGTGTTGTCCAAGAGCCTCTATTAGTTATTTCCACATCTTAATTATAGCACAGTTGATTCTTCCATGTCGGTACGATTCGGTACGAAAGAGTACACTTACCCTGTCTGTTTACTGTTGGGTATATAATTCTGGTACATCTTACCTAACTCTACTATAGCCTTTTTATAGTGCCTTCTTACAGATGTCTTAGACATATAGTACTTGGCCCCAGTCTCAACGAAATTCATCCCGCTGATAACCAAGTCCGTTACTATATTAGATTGTTCCTTTTCTAATAAGGATATGCAAAGGTCTAGTATCTCGAGCTCATATTTTTGGCCCTTATAGCGCTCCACTAATTCCGCTAAATGTTCTTCATTGTTCTCCTCAGTAACACTTTTATACTTTAGAGCGATCTTCGACGTTTTATCCGACACCCCGCTGTTTGATACGCGCTCGCCTTGAGGACTTGTGAACGTCATTTCCTCGATAGTCCTCTCTGCACTTATCCTGTACATCTCATAGTTTTCAATTTTAAATTCCAAGAGGCCGAGACTACGCTTCAATTCATGGTAATTTATGAGCAGCTTATCTACATCAATCATTTGTCTCTTCCTCCTCAAGCAAATAGGCAAAGTTACACGAGTCATGACAGTCATCACATGTGGCGTACATTGCGATCCACCTGAGACTAGTCTGTGTCTAATTCTGATTCTCTACAATGTTTCTCCTAACTCAAATCTTGCGGATTTGGCGACATCTATAGCCATCCCGACGATTGGTAAAATAATGGGATCTGGCATATACCCTATGTCTAGTATGCTTTCCCAAAAATCAGCGTAGACAACACGATCCCGATCTACCCTCGAATCCTTATCTGTCATCAATTGCAGTCTACCTTTATCCACAGCGAATATATCAACCCTCTTGTTGTCATAACACCCAGCGCCACAGTCAGTGGAATCGCGTGCAAAAAGGCAAGCCTGATTCTCCCAAGGTATCCCAACAACTAGTAGCACTGCACAATTCATATCCTCGCTGAAATCACTAAGCATGCCGTGGTATCGATCATCGGGTTGCTCGCCCTTCACCTCAACCCATAGTTTATCGTCTGGCAGCCAAAAGTCTGGTAAGTATAGATCACCGGTACTTAATTCAAATCCCTCTTTCTCGTATTCCCACCGCACACCGAGTGCGTCGAAGAATACTGCCCACCGGGCTTCGAGTCTTGTACGGAATCGGTACCCCTTATATCTTGTCTCGATTGCTTTTGTATTCTTGTGCATACGCTCACCCTTTCAAATCCTTGTAACACATAATCTCTCACACACGTGTATGTGCATAATACGCGTTCTACATAGGGTTATATATATATACCACCCTGTATAATTACTTTTATCTTTAATAGATAATTTACTGATACATCTGATACAACAGGGTCCTATCCCTTGGTATAACTAGGTTTGGGGTGTATCAGATGCACTAATTTTATCTGATACTTTGTAGATACAACTGCTACATTTTTGTATCAGATGTATCAGATAAGTATCAGTAAACATCAAGGCTATCTGATACTTTTTTCGAAGATAGTTTGTAAGCCATAACCAGGTATGCGGGCCCTGTTCTTTCGTTCTTTCCACCCCTGTATTCGACGCAGAATATTGCATATTTCTCTAGCTTCCCAGGGACGCATTGACCCTGCTCTATTGTGTAGGCATTCCGCCCATACCTGGGATGCGCACACACGATTCCGGAGTGGCCCGCCTTCCACCACTTTACCCCACACATCTTCTATGGGTGTCTCGAGCCACTCTTGAATTAATCCGGTACGAGGGTCGTCCTCCATGTGCAGCCCTTGAATACGTGCGGCCTCTTTATCGACCTCCGGTGAGAGTGTAAGTTCTTCACCACTTCTGTACGCTTGCAGAGCCTCTGCCCATATCTGTCCGATCTCGTATTCAGAAAGATCGGTAAATATACTTCTTCTACGCTTCTCTGGGTCAATCACGACTGGCCAAAAGCGGCGGTTTCCCGTCGGGTCCTTTAGAAAATCCATGTTGTTCGTTGTTCCGAAGAATACACACTTCCGTGGAAAATCCGTGATGACCCGGTCATAAGCCACCCGATATTTATCGCTGCGCTTCGTTATGAATTGCTTTATTTCGTCTACTTCGGTTTTGGTCATGCCCGCCAGCTCACCAAACTCAAAAATCCATGCCGATTGAAGATGCTCACCCGCGTCTTTAGAGTCGAAGGTTTTAAGCGAATCGCTAAACCAGCGCCGCGCTAGCATTTGGACGATCGTACTCTTGCCGGCTCCCTGCGGGCCTACCAACACAAGCATATAATCAAATTTGCAGCCTGGCTCATAAAGCCTTTTGACCGCCGCGATAAACATTTTTCTCGTTACTTCTTTAACATAACCCGAATCGTCTGCCCCTAAATAATCTATAAACAACCGTTCCATTCTTGGTATATCGTCACACTGCTGCGCCTCTAGGTACTCAATTATAGGATGAAACCTATTAGTATGCGTAACTTCCGTGAAGGCGTTTTTTATAACACCCCCGGACTTGATTTCATAAGTTTTACCAAACCAGTGCTCCATTCGTCGGTCATCCGATCCCATCCAAGGCTCATAATCCTCCTGCGGTCTTTCCCTGTTCCGCCACGGTAAAACATCACGAATAACTTCTGTATTTCCGAAGGCATCGTAGGCCAGAACACTCTTAAACGGGCCATTGCTTAAAATGATCTCTGCATTATTTGCTGTGGACAAAGGAAGTCCCGTCTTGTGGTTCGTTTTTAGTCGTTCAATCCACGCATCGGCCTCTTCATCCTCGACCCTGTCGAAGTCCTCCGCCAGCTCGGCTAATCGGTCGCGCTTTACTTTGCCATCTTGTGCGGCGAGCGTAGCCATGGCTGTATGGCTGGGTAGTCTATCAATACGAGTTTTATCACTCGCACTGTCGTCCAGGCTGCCAAACTTATGCAATCGTACTAGGTCAAAGGCGTTAACCTCTCTGCCACTGCAGGGGTCGCTCTCGTGATGGGAGTAGGCAAAGGTATCGCCGTCATAGACGACCAGTCCTCCGTAACTACTCGCGCCGACATACGTGTACCTTGTCAAGCTGTCGTCTGTCGATTCGTATGAGTCCGCTAGGAAAATCTCTATGGCTTCGCTGATAGAGTAGCAGCGACAGAACGCACCCACTACTCCTTGTTTTGATTTAGGATCTTCCATCCCCGAGCCCGTTTTCCTTTGGACTTTATCATCCACATGGCGTGGCCATTGCAAAGGGTCCCGCCAATCGCCGTACTCTGACAGAATACTATTGACACTCAGTGGAGCCCCTTCGTAAACCTCCAGAATGGGTTCTGCGTCTTTGCTACAGCTTGGTAGGTACATGAGCCGATGAACCTGAAATGTGGTCTTATCGAAATATTCCATTCCAATCTGCTCTGCCAGTTTACGGCTTATTGCTGCGTATTCGTCGGGATTCATAGCGCGATTAACTGGAATGATTAAACGGTACTTCTGCTTCTCCGGCCTGTGGCTATGCGTAGAGTAGATCGCAAAGGCTGAGCCGCCAAGGACAAGATCTGCTGAAATCATAAAGTAATCGTCGGTAACGTGATCCACATCCAGCGTGATCAAGCTACGGGTGTCTACGTTCTCCTTTTTCCGGCGCCCTCCCCGGACAAGTCCGCCGACGAATGCTGGACCGTCTTTGACGTTGCTACGTGCGGTACTGTTCATCTTGTCATACTCGGCCATTGTCTCGGGCGTGTGTCTGACCTTTTTTAGACGGGTGACGAACTCACCCCACTCCAAGTATTCAACGTTCCAATTTAAGTCTGTACGGTACTTCCCAAAGCTAATGTCTAGTTCCATAAGTATTCACCTCTCGGGGGCCTACTCCTTATTAGGCCGAGTTCTTCTTTCAGCCTATCTTGAATCAAAGACCTCGCATAAAATGTACAAATGATAGGTGTTGAAATCACCTAACTCTGGATCAGTAACTTTACCCGTTGCTATTCCGTAATCTTGGCTAAGCCTCATAGCCTTTTGCTCTAGGCGATTAACCTGACTTATATCGACCTTGATACCACGGATGCTTGCGTAGCCAGCGATCGTGAAATAATCAATAGACCTTATTTCCATTTTGGCGGTTAACATCTTGGTGTCTTCCTCGTGCTGAGCCAGTTTGAGTTTAATATCTTTCATGGATTGCAAAGAGGTAATCATAATATCCTCGATAGAGGTTGGCTTTAACTGTTTGTCCATGTTAACGGAATCCTCCATTTTGTGATGCGTTGCGATTCGTTTAATTTGAAGTTGAAAACAAGCATTAAATAAACCACTTTGTCCCACGTCAGGGACTGTACTTTTGCCACACCCTTAATCTCATCCATCACTCGATAGTAATCGTCGACCAGCGTTTCATAGGCTTTCCAGGCTCTGTCAGTGTTGAGTGATTTCGCATGAAGCCACGCTCCCGTAATGGTCTTTGTTGCGGTTGAAGTTTTTACTGATAATCGCAGTATCTGTTGCATACGCATCGGTCAATTGGGCTGTAGCCAATATTCTATTTTGATACTCGACAGGAATTAGATTACTCATCGTTACCCTCCAATTCATACTTCTTGTGGTATAATCTAAATAGTCATATTTTGTATTTGACCTGCTTGGTGTTGGAGCACCTGCGGGTCTTTTTGTTATTGATCAGGCACTTGTGTTCCCACCTACCTTACGTTCTGCTGGAAACACATCATTCAAAGTTACCCCTAGTGCCCTTGCGATCTTTTGCCCAGTCGGAATAGTCGGATAGCTGTTTTCATTAATGATTTCGTATACAAAAGACTTTGACAACTTCGTCTTTCTAACAATTTCACTAATTTTCATATTCTTTACATCCGCTATTTCCCTAATCTTGTTCATATTTCTCACCCCCATTAGAATTGTATCATTATATCTAACACTCATCAATAGTTGTAACGTTTTGTCGAACTGGTAAATTGATACACCTTGCCCTGTTTTTTCTGTTTACTTTATCGGACATAGTGATATACTAAGTATATCGTACGATATATCGAATCTTTGAATTGGAGGCGTTCTTAATGTTATTAAGACATAATATTAAAAAATTCCGCTTGGGAAAAAAGCTTTCGTTGAGAGCTTTATCTGAGAAATCAGGCATATCAAAAACGACTATAAGTGAAATGGAAAATGGAATTGTAACAAACCCAACTCTTGATACAATGGAAAAGCTATCAGAAGCGTTGGACGTTTCATTTGATTGTCTAACAGGTGAAGCACTCTTCACCATTATCGAGAATAGACTTGAAAAATTAGGGATAACTCTGCCAGAACTATCAAAAAGAGCAGATGTCTCTTTGGATTTTCTCAACAATCTTGAGCGCCTCGATCCGGATGAAGGAGACTATAATACTATGAATCAAATAGCTAAGGTTCTCAATCTGCGGCCCGGAATACTTCATGCGGCACTCGCACGTCAAGAACCACCAGCCTATGATAGTCCAATCATAGGCCACAGTCCGGAGGAAGATTTCACTGTGATAGACGACGAGGCTCCTACCGAATCTAGTTACACTCTTTCAACCCATAAATTAGATAGTTATTACGATGATTTATCCGATGATGAACAAGTAGCAGTTCGGGCTTTTATCGAGACCTACAGACAGATAAAGCGAACAAACCTGAAGGAGTAA